GTCGGCGGGCGAACCGCCCGTAGTCATCCAGGCCCGGGACGCGCGTTGGACGTCTGTCCAGTGGGACACACGCCGCCGGTGCGTCACCGCCGGTCTGGCGATCAACGGCGTGGACACGCCTGACGGCGATGGGTGGGATACGGATACGATCAGGCGTCTGGTCGCTCCGTCCGACGCGACGATGTTCCTCCCCGGTGAGACGATCCGCCTGACGCGCGGTAAGCGCGGCGCGTGGCAGGTGCAGCGCCTCCCCAACCCAGCCGGACGCGTGCTCATTGAGATGTTGGCGTACGATCCGCAGATCAGTCGTCCTTTCGGGCGCTCGCGCATCAGCCGCGAGGTTCGTTACCTGACCGACTGTGCGATCCGCACGATGGTACGCACTGAAGCGTCCGCCGAGTTTTTCTCATCCCCGCAGCGATACGTGCTCGGCGCGGACGAAGACGCCTTCACGGGCATCGACCGGTGGTCTGCGATCACGGGCCGTATCCTCGCCCTGTCCCCGAACGAAAACGGCGACGTCCCGTCCGTCGGCCAGTTCTCACAACTGTCGATGGAGCCACACCTGTCCATGTATCGCCAACTCGCACAGAATCTGTGCTCGGCAACGAACATGCCGACCTCATCCGTCGGCATCTTCGCAGACAACCCCGCGTCCGCCGAAGCCATGCAGGCAGCCGAATACGCGCTATCAGACGAAGCTGAATACCAGTGGCGTGTGTTCACGCCCGCGCTCCGCCGCATCATCGAAGACGTTGTCATGGTCCGTGACCACTCGGTCACCGCGCCCGACGAATCCTGGAAGCTCGCCGTCAACTGGACGCCCGCGCGCTACGTGTCCCCGCAGGCATCCTCGGACTTCATCGTCAAGATTGCCCAGGCAATGCCCGACGTTGCCACAACAACGGTTGGTATGCGTCGAGCTGGATTCACGCAACAGGAGATCGACCAGATGCAAGCCGAAACCCGACGCGCGGGGGCGGCGTCAATCCTTGACCGCCTGGACAAGCTCGCCGGAAACACGGTCGCCTGATGGTCACCCGAAGCTCTCTCACCCGATACTCCAAGGCCGTTGACCAGACGGTCGAAGCGGCCCGCGCCGACCTGGCCGCCTTCTGGGACACGCTCCCACTCGACGACCCCGCCGCATGCCGCGACGCACTCATCGACTTCGTACCACGCCTCGCCGCCCAATACGGCGACGTCGCCGCGCTCGCGGCTACCGAGTGGTATGACAGCGAGCGCGACGCGGCTGGCATCCGGTCAGAGTACCGCGCGACGCCCGGCCCGTCAGCGCTGCCCGTTCAGGTCGAAGCGAGCGTCCGTGCGTCTGCTGACCACCTGTGGTCTGACCAGCAGGAAAAGATGCTGGCCGACCTGAACGGTGCCATGCAGATGTGGGTCAAGGACGCTGGCAGGAACACGATCTTGCGCAACGCCCGGCGCGATCCGTCTAATCCGAGGTGGGCGCGTGTCCCGCGCGGCGCGAAAACCTGCGCTTTCTGTACGATGCTCGCGTCGCGCGGCTGGGTGTACGCGTCTGAGAAGACCGCTGGCGGCGCGGGCAATCGCTTTCACCACGACTGTGATTGCGAGATCGTCCCGGCGTTCGGGTCCGCGGACCCCAAGATTGACGGTTATGATCCTAACCACCTGTTAGAGTTGTATAATGAGGCGCGAAGCGCTGCACTTGAGAGCGGTGACAATCCATCGGATTTGAACGTTCTCATGCGGCATGCTAGACGTGCGACGCCTAGCGCTTACGCGGACGGCGTGAAACCCCGCCCGCAAACTACCTGACAGCTGGGGTTCAGCTGGCCGACGGGGCGACGGCCCCTATAAACGGAAGGCATACCATGAGTGACGAAACCAACACCAACGCGACACCCGCGCCCGACGCGGGCGACACCAAGGGCGCGACGCAGGACCAGGCCCCCAAGTCTGACCAGGCGTTCACGCCGATCACCAGTCAGGAGGCGTTGGACGCGATCATTACGAAGCGCGTCGAACGCGAGCGCCGCAAGTTCGCGGACTACGACACGCTCACCGCGAAGATCGGCACCCTCGAAACGGACCTCGCGGCAGCCACCGCGAAGGTCGAGTCCTACGAACGTGAGGCCGCACACGCGGCACTCGTTCGTGAGGTCGCGAAGGAAACCGGAGTCCCCGCAGACCTCCTGCGCGGATCAACCCGTGAGGAAATGGTCACTCACGGCAAGGCGCTGGCGGAGTTCCTGACCGCACGGTCAACGACCCCCGTCATCCCCAACCTCGGGGCCGCCCCCGAGACCAAGACCTCAACCGAACAGGCGTTCGTCAAGATGCTGTTCGGCAACTGATCTCCTACTGAAAGGGTAGAAAATGGCCGTATTTGGAACGGGGCAGGCCGCCCCGCTGATGCCCCGCGAAATCGCGGACGGCATTGTCAAGAAGACGCTCAGCACCTCAACGGTCGCGAAGCTGTCCGCTCAGGAGCCGATGCGCTTCGGAAAGACCGACATCGTCACCTTCAACGACCTTCCCAGGGCGCAGTTCGTTGAAGAGGGTGGCGACAAGGAATCCACCACCGGCGGGTTCTCTTCCGTCACCGCGACGCCTCACAAGGCGCAGGTGACCATGCGGTTCAACCAAGAGGTCCAGTGGGCCGACGAAGAGTATCAGCTTGGTATTCTTCGCACGCTCGCTGAGGCCGGAGCAGACGCTCTATCCAGAGCGCTGGACTTCGGTGTCTACCACCGAATCAGCCCGCTCACTGGCCAGGCGGTTACCGCCTGGACAAATTACATCAACGCGACGACCAAGCGCGTTGAACTCGGCAAGGGCGGCTCCGACCCTGACGCGGATTTCCGCGCAGCCGCCGGTCTCATCATCAACGATCTCAACTCTGGCATTCAGGTGACCGGCGCTGCCCTGGACCCCAAGTTTACTTGGGCTTTGTCCAACCTCATGGTCAAGGACGGGTCTGGCGTGACGTCCACGCCTCGTTACCCGCAGCTCGGCCTCGGCACCGACGTGACTTCCTTCATGAGCGTCCCCGTCTCCGTGGGGTCAACCGTGTCCGGCCTTCCCGAAGCCACGGACACCAAGGTACGCGCCATTGTCGGTGACTTCGTCAATGGCATCCGTTGGGGTGTCCAGAAGGAGCTGCCCGTCGAAATGATCACCGCTGGTGATCCCGACGGGCAGGGAGATTTGAAGCGCAAGAACCAGATTGCGCTTCGCCTCGAGGTTGTCTACGGATGGTATGTCTTCCCGGATCGTTTCGCGGTGATCGCTGAAAAGTGACCGCGTGAATAGGGGGGGGGCGGCTCCGGCCATTAACGTGGTTGGCCGCCCCCCCTTACCGCATGGTAGGAAAGGAGACGCAATGACGTTCACACTCGCAACTGCGCAGGATTACGCGGACCGGTACGGCCCGCAGGAGGCTGGTGAGGCCGCCATGACGTCGGCGCATCTCGCCCGCGCTTCGCGCATCGTCCGTGACGAGTTCGCGCGCGAAGGCCTGGACATCACCGTCCTTATCCAGGCCGGTCGCCTGCAGGCCGACACGGTGGCGGACGTCGTGTGCGACATGGTCGCGTACATGCAGCGCAGCGCCGCCGGTGACGCGCCGTTCGGTGCGACGCAGGTCAGTCAGACGGCTGGCCCGTACACCCAGTCGGCGTCCTACAAGACACCGACCGGGTCGATGAGTTTCACCCGCGTGCATCGCCGCCGCCTGGGCCTCCCTGTGTCGCGTGCGTTCAATGTTGACCTGTTGGCAGGTCGATCGTGATCCGCGGCGAAACCGTCACCCTGATACGCCCGGCGGCCCCCGGCGTTGACGCGTTCGGTGATGAGCTGACCGGCTGGCAGCCCGGCGTCCCCGTCGGGAACGTCCTCGTCGCCCCCGCGTCAACGGATGACCTGGCCGGGAGCCTGCGCCGTGACGGCGACCGTGACGCCCTCACGCTGCATTTCCCCAAGACGCATGAGGGCAACCTGCGTGGCTGTCGCGTCATCGTGCGGGGCGTCACTTACCGAGTGGTAGGGGACCCGCAGCGGTACACGACTGCCATGACGCCCGGTGCGTGGGACCTGCCTGTCACTGTCGAGCGAACGGAGGGGTGACATGGTGAAGCAGGTCACTACCAAATTCAAGCTTGATTACGAGGCTATCGGCAAGATGGCCTTTGACGTCGTAGACGAAACTGTGGTGGCCGTCGCCAACCGCGCTGGCCTGGATTTCGATGGAGACATCATCTGGACTGACCGACCCCACGGTGCCGTATGGGCCACCACATTCGAGGCGCGCCGCCTCAACGCCAAGGAAAACACACTGATGAAAGCGGCATTCTCACAGTGAAACGCATCATCGATTACATGCGCGCGAATCTGCGCGACGGCACGGTGCCCATCCACGCGACCGTGCCCCGAAACTACACGAGCGGTCAGCTCGTCACCATCGAACGCACAGGCGGCAGGGCTGACCACCTCATCGACTACGGCGTGTACGCCGTCCAGGCGTGGGCAGACAATCACGCTGACGCCTACCAGCTGGCAAGCGACGTGCGGGACATGCTCATCGACGCGCCCGCTCACCTCGCCGACCTCGCGTCAACGCAGGTTGCCAGCATGTATAATTTCCCCGACCCCGACAGTCGCCAGGCGCGCTACCAGCTGACTGTCACGGCAGCACTCATGATGCCTGCACACCCATGAAAGGACATGCGTAATGGCTAAGAATGACTCTAGTTTGACGTCTGTCGCCAAGCCGGTTGCGGCGGGCGCGATCAGCTCCGGCACAACCAAGACTACGCTCCCCACCGACGCGACGACCGATCTCGCCACCGAATTTGTCAAGCTCGGCTACGTCTCCGAGGACGGCCTCACGAACGGTCTGGACCAAGATGTTGAAAACATCAAGGCCTGGGGCGGTGACACGATTCTTACCGTTCGGACAAGCCGAACGGAGACCTTCAAGTTCACGTTGGTGCAGGCATTGGACGTGGATGTGCTGAAGGAGGTGTACGGTCAGAGCAATGTCACCGGCGACCTGACCGCCGGCATTACGGTGAAGCACAACGGCGAGGAGCTTCCCCGTCGTGCGTTCGTGATTGATATGTTGATGACGGGTAACGCCGTCAAGCGTATCGTTGTGCCATTCGGTCAGGTTACCGAGGTCGGCGACGTCACGTACGTGGACGGCAGTGCCGTCGGCTACGAAACGACCGTGACCTGCTTCCCCGACGCTCATGGTAATACCGTGTACGAGTACATCAAGAAGGCGGCGTGACCATGGCGAAGAAGATCAAGACGGTAGAAATCGACGGCTTTGAACTCGACATCGACGTCAGCGTCTTTGCGGACTTTGAGTTCCTTGAGTCGCTCGCCGATGTCGCGAACGGCGAACCGGCAAACGTCATACGTCCGTTCCGCATGCTGTTCGCAGGCGATACCTACCAGAAGGTCAAGGATCACCTGCGAGACGAGGACGGGCGTGTCCCCGTCAAGGCAATGAGCGCCTTCCTCAGCAAGGTTGTCAAGGCAGCGGCCCCAAACTTCTAGTGCTCCTGGGGGCGGAGCAGAAAGCCCCCGATGAGCTGGCCGCCGACTTCCTCCGGTTCTACCAGGTGGAAGATTGGCGGCAGCTCAACCCCATGCGGGCAGCTTCCCTTGCGGCGGCTATGATCGGCCAGCCCGAGTCATGGACGCGCAGGAAGCTTGACCCCTATTGGGAGTGGTCAATCCTGACCAACCAGTGGGGCGTCCTCGCGTCCGACGCCCTGCGGTGGATTCAGTGGTCGAAGACACGCGACGGCCAGCGGAACCAGCGCCCGCCGCAGCCGTTCCCGCGCCCGTGGGAGAGCGAACGTGATTCGTACGTCGCGCTTCCCATTGACGAGCTAGAGGAAGCGCTAGAGGCGATCCGTAGAGCCTGACCAGAAGGAAGGAAAGACATGGCGGGAAACAAGGGCACCGACATCGGTACCGCCTGGATTAACATCGTCCCCTCTTTCCAGGATATGGGCGAGGGCATCGCCAAGGAACTTGGCCTGGTCGACAAGAAGGTCCCGGAACACACGTCATCGTGGGGCACTGCGATCAAGGAAGGCCTGGGTAGTGCTTTCCAGGCGGTCGGGACTATGGCTGTCGCTGGCCTGGCGGCGGCTGGTGGCTTCATCGCGTCCTACACCGGTGAGGCCCTGGCCGCGTCCGACGCCACGGACAAGTTCAAGTCCACGCTGAATTTCGCGGGACTCGACTCGAGCGTGATCGATGATCTGACCAAGTCCACTCAGGCATACGCCGACAAGACAGTCTACGACCTATCTGACATTCAGATGGTCACAGCGCAGCTCGCCTCAAACGGCGTCGAAGGATACGCACAGCTCGCAGAGGCCGCCGGTAACCTAAACGCCGTCGCAGGCGGCAACAAAGAAACCTTCAAGTCCGTCGCGATGGTCTTGACGCAGACGGCGGGTGCCGGAAAGCTGACCACGGAGAATTGGCGTCAGCTGACCGACGCGATCCCCGGCGCGGCTGGCCCCCTCAAGCAAGCCCTCCTCGACGCGGGCGCATACACGGGCGACTTCTCCAAAGCCCTGTCAGACGGTCAGATTTCCGCCGACGAGTTCAACAAAGCGATCAAGGACCTCGGCCTCACCGACGTCGCAACGGAGGCAGCAACGTCCACATCGACGTTTGAGGGCGCGTGGGGCAACCTCGAGGCTGCTATCACCGGCGGTCTTGTCAAGATCATCGAGCCGTTGAAGGGTCCCCTCACCGATGCCCTGAGCGGTATCGCGGATTCCCTCACGCCAGTGTTTGACGCGGTCGGCGCGGGGATTGACAGCCTGGTCAACGGCGGGGGGCTTGACGAGTTCACGGGCATGCTCGGCGGAGCCGCCCCTGTCGTGGGTCTCCTGGCCGGTGCGCTCGGTCCCCTGTTGACGCAGCTTCCACTGATCGGCGGCGGATTCGCGGGTCTGACCGGCCCCATCGGCCTTGCCGTTGGCGCGTTCATCGGTGTCCTACAGAACAGCGAGTCGCTGCGTGACACGCTTGTCAACCTGGGGGCGGCGATCCTCCCCGCCCTCGAACCGCTCGGCGGTGTCTTCGTCCAACTGGTCGAAGCCATTGGCCCGCTGCTCGGTCAGATCGGCGACGGACTGGCCCCCATCATCGCAGCCCTCACACCTATCGTGACGGCGGTCGTTGAGGTGATTGTCCAACTGGTCAGCCAGATGATGGACTCTCTCCTGCCCGTCTTGTCGCAGGTCGGCGACCTGTTCGTGCAGATCGGAACGTACATCGCACCCGTCATTGAGTGGCTGGGCGCGATGCTGATCCCCGCATTCCAGGCCCTCGGTACAGCCGTCGGCGTGGTCTTCGGCAACATCATGACCGTCATCTCAGGCGCGCTGACCTTCATTCAGGGGCTGATCCAGACCGTGGGCGCGCTAATTACTGGCGACTGGTCAGGAGTCTGGACCGGAATCCAGACCATGTTCTCAGGCGTGTGGACAGCGATCCAGGGCATCGTCTCCGCTGTCCTGAACGCAATCGGCGGCATCATCAGCGCTGGCCTGAACCTGATCTCCGGCGTCTTTTCTGGCGTCTGGTCAGCCCTCGTCACCCTTGTGTCCAACACATGGAACTCGATCACGAGCGCGATCAGCAGCGGCGTCAACAGCGCCGTGTCCTACGTACAGCAACTACCGTCCAAGATCAGCAACATTTTCTCCGGTGCTGGAAACTGGCTTGTTTCCGCCGGAAAGTCAATCATTGACGGCTTTATCAGCGGAATTAAGTCGGCGTTCGGCGCGGTACAGTCTACGCTCGGATCGCTGACGGACATGCTCCCGTCCTGGAAGGGTCCTGAGGACCTTGACAAGGTGATCCTCAAGGACGCTGGCCGCCTCGTCATCGGCGGATTCGTGACCGGCATGGAAAGCCAGTACGCGGCGGCACGCGACAGCCTCACGCGCTTCACAGCGTCGCTCTCCCCAAGCATGAGTGCCCCGGTAGCACCGACCGGATGGTCAGGAAACGGGGGCCTCCCCGAAACCCTGACCCTCCGCATCGGCGAACGCGAGTTCACCTCCTACCTGGAAGGTGAGACGGTCAGGACCCTCCGACGCGCGTAACGAAAGGCACAACATGGCTAACAAAACGTGGATTGCCACACACACCGGCCTCCCCTCCTTCAGCGTGGACGCCGGGACACGCGTCACCACCAGTGGCCGCACACTATGGTCCGGCAACCAGCCGGGCGTCTTCTCTGACGCGCTCGCGGCCCCCGGCGTGCCCACCACCTACCAGGTGGGAGACAAGACCATCACGCTCACACGCCGCCCCATCCCCGGCGGCGGCATGCTCCTCACCTGCACCGACGGACGCCCCATCGACGGCCTGACCGCCTGGAACAACCAGGATCCCATCTCCTGGAAATCCGGTGCGTCCATCATCGATGACCGCCTCACCAGGTGGTCAATGCGCACGCCACTCCCCGACGGCAAAACCCGCTGCGTCCTCCCCGCACACGCCGAAGCCGACGCATGGCGCGTACTCAAGGTGCGCGGGCACATCATCATCGCACCCGGCGACGCAACCCCCGGAGTCCCCGCACGCCTCGTCACCGTCAACAGCGTGGCCCGCGAGCGCCTCGGCGCTGACGGCACGATCACGCTCACTATCCAGTGGACGGAGGCCGGGCCGCGTGACGTAGAGCGCCTCGGGGGCGGCGCGGTCGCTGTCGTCACGTGGGGTGACTGGCAATCCTGGTCTGACCGGACGGGAAACAGGCAGGATCAGAGTGAGGTTACTCTTGCGCGGTTGATTGCGGGGATGCCCTCATGAGGCCGGGTCCTAGTCTCGTGGCCCTGGCCGGGCCGGTCTCCGTCGGTGTCCGAGTGGACGTGTATCACGGCGGCGCGTGTATCGCGTCGGATATCCCCGCGTGGGACGTGAAGGTCGAGTCCACGTTGAAGCGGGTGGTCCCGTCGAAGCTGACCATGCGGGTTGACCCCGGCATGGTGCCCACTGCGCCCGGTGACCCTCTGAACAATTACGGTCAGCGTCTGCATGTGACGGCGCTCGTTGACGTCGGTGGGGAGACGGTGCGTGTCCCCTACGGGTGGTATGTCCTGACCGACTGGGAAGAGCGTTCGGGTTGGCTGGATGTGACGGCGATGGACCTGGTGCAGACCGTCGTTGATGATCAGGCGGTTTGGCCGTCGTCGCCGCCCGCCGGTGCGACGCTCGCGTCTGAGCTGCAGCGCATCGTGACGTCCAGCGCACCTTATGGGCAGACGCTCCCCGTCATCCTCGATGCGCCTGACCGTGCGGTCAGCACGAGCTTTCAATGGGGCGTCAAGAAGGCTGACAACCTGCAAGACCTGTGTGACGCGTATGGGCTGATGTACGGTGTCAAGCCTGACGGGTGCCTGCACGTGTGGGCGATCGATTACGGCGGTGACCCGGTGGAGGTCTACACGGGCCGTGACCTCCTGGTCGGAGCCGTCCGGACCGCCCGCGAGCGCACGCCGAACCGGTGGATTGTTCAGGGGTCTTCGCAGGGGAGTTCGTCTACGAAGTGGACTGCTGTCCGTGAGAATTTTACGGGCGTCTATTCGCCTAACCTGTATGGGATTGTGACCGAGCGGAAGGAGTTCAACGCGGCGACGAGCGCGGACGCCGTGGAAAAGGCGGCGACGTCCTACATGCGGAAGGTGCTCGCGGCTCAGGGGGCGCGGTCTGTGCAGATCGCTGCGGATCCGCGCCTCGAGGTTGGTGACCTGATCCTTGTGGTGATTGATCATGAGGACGGGGCGGTTGAGCGTGTGCGTGGCCGTGTGCAGGCCATGTCGATCACGCTGGATGATCCTGGGTATGTGATGAGGGTCGATATTGTGGAGGAATCATGGATGTGAGTTTGTCGCCGTTTTTGGATCTGGTGCCTGATGGGGCGGCGGTCGCTGATCGGCTGTCTGCGCCTGACAGTACTCTGACCGGGTGGGTGACTGGCATTGTGGATGCTGGTCAGGGTCTCGTGTCTGTCGCAATCGACGGGGCCGACGGGGCGCATGTGGTCGCGCGCGCGGACGCTGGTCTGACCTACGTCGGGGCGCGCGTGACGCTCCCGCGTGACTCGACGGGACGCGTCGCGTCGGTCAGTGCGCCCACCGGGGCCGTGCCCGCTGGTGCGACGGTCGTGCCGGTGGGTGAGACAGGGCGTCAGATCATGGACGCGCACAAGCGCGTGGGCATGCTGGACTCTCAGCTCGCCGAGGCTCGCGCGGATCTGGCTGCGTCGAAGGCGGAAGTTGACCGCGCGGTCCAGGCCGCGCAGGACGGCGTGAAGACGGCGCAGGACGCGGCGGACGCGGCTGCGACGGAGGCGCGTGAGGCCCTGGCGAAAGCCAAGCAGGCCGCGCAGGACGCGGCGGACGCTCTGGCCGGAGGCGGCGGCGGGGGTGGCGGGCATGCGACGCCGGACGGGTCTGTCACCGTGTCTACGCGTGACCCCGCGCCTGGTGACGCGGCGGGGAAGCGTGAGGGTGCGTTGTGGGAGGTCCGTGACGGCGCGACGATGGTCCGCCGGTGGGTCCTGACGTCCGGGACATGGACGCGTGTGGGCGTCGGCGCGGACTACATCGCCGCGAAGGCGGTCGGGCGCGCGCAGATCGGTGACCTGGCCGTCGGCACGGCGCAGATCGCCGACGCGTCAGTCACCAACGCCAAGGTCACTGACCTGTCGGTAGACAAGCTCACCGTTGCGGGCGGCGCGACGTTCAACAGTGCCGTCATTGACACGCTCATCGCCGACCGGGCTTTCCTCGGGAAGGTTGCCGCGACCGCGCTCACGGTCATGTCAGACAACCTCATGCCGGACCCGTACTTCGACCATGCGGAAAACGGCGTGTGGACGCCCGGCAGCGGCGGCACTTTCACGGCCCCGCCCTCCCAGTATCTTGGGCATACGCGCGCGTCGACCGTCCTCGCACAGCGCACCGGCGTCTCGGATTTCACGGCGGTAGGCCCGACCCTGGCCGCCGCGAACCGTGTCCCCTGCAAGCCCGGTGATGTGCTTGTAGCGTCCGCAGCGTGGTACGCGCTCGCACCGATGGGGAACCTCGGCGGGTCGGGGTTCGGTGTGCGCGTCGCTTTCTACGCGGAAGATGGCGCGCGTGCCGCCGCCCCCGTGTGCGGGTCCACAGTGCCGAGCGTTAACCATCCGGTCAACAGGTGGTTTACGGTCGGCGGTGACGGCCAGGTGACGGTCCCTGACGGGGCGGTCAGCATGAGCGTGGAGCCTGTTTTCATGGCCGCGAAGGGCGCGACTGTGAGTGCTCCCATGTATGTCGGTCACGTGGACGTCCATAAGGCCGTCGGCGCAGTAGACATCCGGGACGGGGCGATCACTGCGCCGAAGATCGCCGCACAGTCCATCGACGCGACCAAGATCAACGCCCAGAGCGTCGCCGCTGCAACCGGTAAGTTCCTGAAGGTCACGACTGACCAGCTGGTAGCCGGGACCGCGAAGATCGGCGGGGACCTGATCGCTGACCGCATCACCGGTAAGACCATCGTTGCCGGGTCCGGGGCGAATGCGGTCTCGCTCGGCCCCGACAAACTGACCGTCAGTAAAAACGGTCAGCCCTACATTGTGCTCGACCCGGCGCAGCCGTACGGCATGGCGATCAAGTCGCCGACGTCTGACACGATGCTGTCCCTCGCGTCGATCATTTTCGGTGCGAACGGTTACGCGTGGTCGGGCACGTGGACGCCGGACTCATACGGGTATTCGGCGACGAATTTCAAGGTCCCGGCCTCGGCGTCTGGCCGCGCCATGATTATCGTCGTGACCGGGTACGATATGGGTGCCCAGTCACCCGCTAACCGGTGGGGAGATATTCAGGTCAACGGCACCCGCATCTACGAGACCGCAAACCAGTACTCGTACAATGGCTGGGACTCCGGTCAGCTCGTCATGATGACCATGGCCACCGGCCAGGCCACAACCGGCGAATGGGCGATCAGAACCAACCTGTGGTTCGGTGTCGATTCGACCAGCGGTTTTACCAGGTGGTCACAGCGCGACATCTCGGCGCTCGTGATCCCCGTCTAAAAAGGAGAGGTAAATGTCACACCAGCACATCAAAGGTCCGACTGTGCCAGACGCTGGAGATCGGATCATCGAGTCCATCGACAAGATGGTCTCCACCAGCGGCCTGGTCCGGGCGGTCGCCACGACAGACGAAGCCCGCAACATCGTCAAGGCGGCGCAGGCGGCAGGAAACGGCCCCACAGCGGGCAATCCCATGTATTTCCTTGTGCACAATCTGCTCTTGTCTAGTGCGGGTGAGACTGCGGGCGGCCTGCCCGTGCTGCGCCCGTCCATGACAGTGGATTTCGCCACAGCCAACAGCACGGTCTCCGGCGTGGTGGAGCTGAATGCGGGCGACTACAAGAAGCTGTGTGACGCGCGTATCGAAGCGCGCCCTTACCAGCGTGTTGCTTTTGCTATCGGCTCCCTGTGGGGCGTCAACGCGACTGCCCAGCAGTACACGGACCTCGAGGTGTGGATGAACGGCATCAAGGGCCGCAGCCGTCTCGGATCGTGGGATGATTCGACGTCGGCGCACTGCCTCGGCGTGATCCCCGCAAACACCGTCCCCGACTGCTCCATGTGGCTCCTCGGAGCCGGAGCGAATGGGACGAAGGTCACTGTGTCTGCGGATGACTGGTCCAAGCTGTCAGTTCTCGCATTCCCTTGTCCGGCACTGTAAACCGGGTGTGGGCTGCGTAGAATGTAAAGACCAGCACATCCACTACTTAATGTGAGGAAAATCATGACCGCGAAGATCAAGGGCACGATTGTCACGCCGGACCAGAAGCCAGTCCGCGTGACCGTCCACGCCGCCCCCGTCCCCGAGCCTGCGGCCCCCGGCGGCGGGACTGTCATCATCGCCGGTGACATCGCCGTCGACCAGACGTCCCCCCTCGACGTCGACGTCCTCCCCGGCACGTACAGGCTCACCGTGTATGCGCCAACCAGGATGCTGACCGCACGCTCAGTCGCACTGAAGGACGGGGACACCCTCGACCTGGCATCCATCCTCGAGGGCGCACCCGACCCGGCAGGCCAGGCCCCCGGCGTCGCACTGATCGACGCGGACGGCAAGATCATCGCCTGCGCAAACATCCAGATCGTGCACTCACGCGAAGAAGCCGACGCCCTCCCCGACGGCACCGTGTACGTCCTGGCCGCGAGCGCACCCGCGCACGTCACGCCGGTGACGCCGGATCACGGTGGCACGCCGCAGCCCCCGGCCCCGGCTGGCGTGCAGCTTATCGACCACGCGGCAGGCCAGGCCATTGGCGACACGATCACAGTCAGGCTGAACGGCCAGTCGGTTGATCGCGCTGTGGTCGCGATCAATACGAAGGCGGTTTCTGACCAGTCGTTCACATGGCCGCCCGACTGGACTGTCCTGGTGGACCCCTACTGGGTGGGAACCGAGCAGTTCACGGTCGCGGCGGGTCCGTGGTCGCAGACCATCGATGTCAAGACAGCGAAGCCAGTGGAGGCGGGCTGGGCCGGGTTCACTGTGCGTGGCGGCGGAACGCCCACGGTCGGCACCGTCAAGGACCGGACCAAGGACCCGAAGGAAACAACGACGGTCACCGCGCCCGCGGTCGACGGCGCTGCGGGTCTAGTGCTGGCGTTCGGTTTCGAGCGGTCGGCCGCAGCGGAGGCCCGCGACCAGATCACGGTTTCGACCGGCTGGGAAATCATCGAGTTCGCGACTCAGGACGGCGCGAACTACCAGACGGTTCTGCTTGCCAAGTGGTCGGGTTCTGGTGAGGCGACTGGCATGGTCGCGACCTACCCGAACGCTCAGGCCACGAACGGCGCTGGCGTGCAGGTGGTGATCCCGAATGCGTAACGTGCATGTGCGTCGCCGCGCGGGCGGGGACGAGACTGGCGGCCTGTACCTGCGCCGCCGGGCGGGCGGTGATGTCGCGCTCGCGGTCAAGGGCGTCGAGGTCGCTCCTGAGCCTGTGCCGCCCGTGGTGGATCGTGACCATGTGGCAGAATTCCTCGCGGCCACGCCCTTCTACGTGGCGCACCGCCTGGGCGGCACCGAGTACCCGGAGTTCACGCGCCGGGGCCTGGACGCGTCCCTGGCCGCCGGATTCAAGGCGCTCGAGCTGTCTGTCCGCAGGTGCGCAACCGGCGAATTCGTGCTCATCCATGACTGGGTGACCACGCGCACGGTGCCGGGCACGGACTATCAGATCTGGAATACCACCTGGTCTACGCTCGCGGGCCTGCAGCAGGCGTCCGGTGGATTCCTGAGACTGACCGACGTCATGGATTCCGTGCCCTCTGACGTCGTGCTGGCGATTGACCACAAGGTCACAAGTGACAAGCCGACGTCCAGCACCGGGGACATGGAGTCGGAAGCCGCGCTGTTCGCTTTCCTTGAGGAGCGCCTAGGCGCACAGGCCCAGAAGCGTGTCATCATCAAGCACTTCGTCCAGGGCGGCGTCGCAGCGCGCGCCAAGGCCAAGGGATACCGTACGATGTGCATGATGTACCCGAATGAGGTCGCGGGCGCGCCCCTGACCGACTGGGACATTTTGGGCATGGAATGGAACGCACCTGACGACGTGTGGGCGACGCTGCGCGCCACCGGGAAGCCGCTGATCGCCCACATCATCACCACCCAAGCGCAGGCCACGCGCGCCCGCGAGCGCGGCGCGACCGGCCTCATGTCATCCGTCCCCTCCCAGGTTCACCCGTAACCGCAGGTTGTGCGGGGTAGAATGTGACCACCTGATAGAGAAAGGAAAAGGCAATGCCTGAAGAGCTTTACCCCATGGAAGATATTCCGGACACCGGCAACACGTCGCCTGCCGACGTCGCCCCCATCAGGGAGGTGAAGTATGACCGCATCGGCTCTTGACCTGCTCCGTGTCGCAGCGGGTGAGATTGGATACAGTCGCTGGGACGATCCCGAGGAGGGCACGAAGTACGGTCGCTGGTACGCCCAGACACACGGTCAGTATTTCGGCTCCTCCGGCGTCCCGTTCTGCGCAATGGGCGTCTCGTGGGCGCTCAACCAGGTCGGCATGACGCCGCCCGGCGGCGCATTCGCGTACGTGCCTGCCGGCATCAACGCAGCCCGCGCGAAGCGCCGCCTCCTCGCAGATGTCGAGGCCGCCCGCGCCGGCGACCTCGTGTGCTTCGACTGGGACGACGACGGCATTTCTGACCACGTGGGAATCGTCGAAATCAACGCAGGCAGCTACCTGCAGACCATCGAATTCAACACATCCCCCGGCTCCGGCGGCTCCCAGGGTAACGGCGGCGGCGTGTACCGCCGCACCCGCGACTGGGACAGCGTCACAGCCGTGATCCGCCCGGCCTATGACCAGTCGGCCAGCACCGTCGGTGAGATCACTGAGGACGGCTACTGGGGTCCGCGCACGACTGCGGCCCTGCAGGAGGTCCTCGGCACACCCATCGACGGTATCGTGTCTTCCCAGGAGGTCGAAAACCGGCCCCTCATGCCCGCCTGCACCGACGGGTGGGAGTGGGAGACCGACCCTGACGGGTCCGCCGTGATCGCCGCCATGCAGACGCGCCTCGACGTCACCAGTGACGGGATCATGGGACCCGCCACCATCAACGCGCTGTCCGCGCGCTACGAAATCGAGGGTGACGGCACCCTGTCTGACCCCTCGCTCACTGTCGCAGCCCTACAGGCCGCACTCAACAACGGAGAATTCTAATGACGACCCTCACAACGGCTGCGCTGATCGGCGCACTCACGCCCTTCCTGACCGCCACGATCACCCGATCACACTGGTCTGCACAGACCAAGCGGTACGTTTTCATCGCCGCGTCCCTCACCCTGACGCTCATCGCGTGGGGAATCACACGATTCCCCGACACCGGCAGCGTCATCCTCACGGAGGCTGCGGGCGTGATCGCCGCCGGACAGCTCATCTATACCGCCCTCAAGCCCACCGGCCTGATCGACTGGTGGGAGGAGGCGACCACGCCGACGACCCGTGAGGCCGCTGACCAGTGATCATGATCGGCGCAACTCATCCTCTGGTGGCCGTCATGGCCACACCCGAAGTCGTGGCCGCGCTCGCGGCGCTTGGGATCGCGATCTGCGGTGTGGTCACGATGCAGCTCAAAGCGCTCTCGGCGCGGCTCAAAAACCGGATCGATGCCGTGCACGAGACCGCCGAGGCCGCCAGGGAGCAGGTCACGAATCACCACGGCACCAACCTCCGCGACGATTTGGACCAGCTGTCCAGGCAGGTCCGTGAGGGGATGACGGCGATTCAGGCGGCTCAGAATCGCGCGGACGCGCGGGCCGAGCGTGAGCATGATGAGCGCGTCGCCGAGGTGCGGATGCTGCGTGAGGAGATGGGGCGGATCCGTGAGGACCTATCCGCCCAGCGCGCGGCCCTCGATGATTGTCCCCGTCACTGACCGCACACAGAAGGGAGGCCCCCTACCGATCATGGTGGGGGGCCTCCCTTCTTGTGTCACGCCGTGTGGCGGAGGATCAGCTCACCGTACGCCTGCGGGCGCGTGTGGGCGAGTACTGTCGCGATCTCGCTTTTACTGGCGTCCCCGCAGCTGATCCCCTGGCTGGTGGCCAGATTCCACAGCTCGTACTCTGAGGCATCCGGGGGGACTGTGGCGCGGCGGCTAGCAGATCGAATCACGAAGCCCGCCTGCGTGATCGCCCTCATATCGCTTGGCTTGTGGGCGAGGAGCTTCCTGGCCAGATCGTGCGTTTCGCTGGATTGAGTGCCGTCGATCCACGCGGACAGATCCTCCAGGCATGCGTCCTTAGTGAGGATTGCCACTTCTCCGGTGCTGGTGTTTATGGCCCAGTAGACGATTGACGGGCGTCCACGCTTGATATCGCGCTCATCCCTCCACCGCTTGACGGTGGCCTCGGTCCATCCGCTCGTCGTGGCGCGCCCGGCCTCCTCGATGACGACGTCCGGCATGGGGAGAAGCCCCTTGCGGCGGTAGGTTGTCATCGTGTTTTTCGTCAGCCCGGCGAGGGTCGCGAAACCATCGATACCGATGTACCTGGTGGTCATTTTTTCTCCTGTATGGTGGTGGCCCCCGCGGGGGCCGGTGGTTGGTCAGATGAGGTCCTGTGCGGCTTCGCGGACGGCCTCGAAGGGCTGGCCACTGTAGAACATGTCGGCCAGCTCACCGACCGCGTCGAAGAATCGGATTTCGGTGGCCTCGTCGGCCCAGCGGGCGGCGGTTGGGAGAACCAGGACCTCGCCCTGATCGGCGTCCAGGGGCGCGTCCTCGGACTTGGTGCCCTCGAGGACGATCAGGCCGGGGTCGTTGGCCTGGAGGCCCGAGCACGCCACGTAGGCGGCCAGGTCAGCCAGGGACTCGCAGGCGCTGATCCCGTGGCGAACCGCGTCCGTCTCTTCCAGGGAGAGGTCCCAGGAGTAGGAGTACTGCTGCTCAGGGTCCAGCAGGGCGTCGATGTCGCGGTTTTTGTCCTGGAAGCGGTATGCCTTCATGATCTCGGTCCTTTCGGTCTTCGGTTGGGCTTGTCCCTCCCGATGACACTAATATACACACCTCCGTATATTTAATGCAAGGGGAATGGGAGAGACACGCACCACACGTTTTCGCACCTGCCACCTCGACATCAGCGCGGTATACTGAGCGTTTCATCTCCTGCACGGTACGCCAGTGCCCCCCACCCGGATAGCCCAGGTGGGGGGCACTGGTATTATCAGGCGGTCAGCATCCGCACGCGATGATATCCACGTCGACGCCGACATTGCCACCCCTGTAGATGACCGTGCACAGGGCAGTGATCCAGTGCGGCGCGTCACCCTCACGCGGCTCGGTGATTGCGGTCACGTTCCTCATGTTGTGCGTGAAGATTTGTGCGTCGAAGCTCGCGGCGAAATACTCACGCTCCTGCGGCGTCAGGCCAGCGACGAGGTTGGCGAGGTAATCGCCAGACAGCTCATCATATGGGAGCGTTGCCTTGATTTTCTGGACGTGCTTCCCCATGAATGCCGAGAGGCTGGCCATGAGCATATTGTCAGCGTATTCGGCGGGGATCTGCGTGTTTTCGGTCATTTTTCTGTCTTTCTCTGTGATGGTGTTGGGGGGTGGTGGCCCCACCGTCGGGGCGGGGCCACCGTGTGATTGTCAGGCGAGGTCCCCGAGGATTTCGGCGGCCTCGGCGATGTCAATGCCGGCGTCCGCCGCGATCACGATGGTGGACGCTCCCATGTAGGAGGCGGCGATCAGCGCGGCCTCAAAGGTGTCGTCATCACATTCCCACTCGTTCAGCTCTCCCTCATCGGCGACGACTTCGATGATCGCGTTTGTGGGGGCGAGCATCATGGAGGCCATGTCCGTGTCGGACATTTCGCCGTACTTGGCAGTGAGGCGGTCCTCCATCTTGGAGACGGCGGCGGTAATGGCGCTGATCTACTCTTCCGTGAAGTTGTCGGCGGCGTCGCCAAGGAGGTTCATGATGTCAGCGGTCTGGGTGGTCATTTTCGGTCTTCCTTTCGGTCTTCGGTTGGGCTTGTCCCTCCCGATGACACTAGTATACACACCTCCGTATATTTAATGCAAGGGGAATGGGAGAGACACGCACCACACTTATTGCAACGGTGGCCACGCCTACGATTGGACTCATGACCACACCTACAGAGAGAGGGGACGTATGAGTAGCTGCGAGATAATCGAGGGGATCACCCTCCATCACGGCGACTGCCGCGACATCATGCGGGCACTGCCCGCCGATCACTTCGACGCGATAATCACCGACCCACCCTACGGGATTGCCTTCAATGGTGAGAAGTGGGACACCGCGACGCCGCGCGGTTTCCAGGCCTGGTGCGAGTCATGGGCCACCGAGGCCCTGCGCATCCTCAAGCCTGGCGGCTACCTCCTCGCCTTCAGCGCGCCGCGCACCTACCACCGGCTGACCGCCGGGATCGAGGACGCAGGCTTCGAGATCAGGGACGCCATGGCCTGGATACGCGCCGACGGCAAGCCTTCCGGAGTGGACCTATCCGCAGCATTTGACCGAGCGGCAGGAGTTCTCAACCAACGCAAAGGCCGCGACATCCGCGAATGGGCAGACAAAGCCACCGCGACACGCATGTGCTCACACAAGGTATACGGGGCTGGCGAGCCGGTCACCGACGAAGCCAAGGCGTGGGCGGGGTGGGGCGTCGGGCTAAAACCCGCGTGGGAGCCTATCGTCGTCGCGCGACGCCCCCTCGAAGGCCGCCTGATCGACAACGCGCGCGCCTACGGGACGGGTGCGATGAACATCCGGTCAGGAATGGACGCTGCTGGCGGGTCCTACCCGCCTAACCTCATGGTCAGCGAAGCCGCGCTCGCGGCAGCGGTCGACCAGGGCGCACCTGACAACGGATGGCCGGTTTTCAGATATCAGCCGAAGGCCCCGACACACGAGCGCCCGAAGGTGGGGGGGATACAGCATGCGACCGTGAAGCCCCTCGAACTCATGAGGTATCTCATACGATTGGTGGTGCGCCCCGGTGCGCTGATCTTCGAGCCTTTCGCCGGATCGGGGACGACGCTACAGGCCGCCGCGATGGAGGGCGTGAGCGCGGTCGGATGCGAGCTTGACAAGCGATATATTCCCCTGATCCACGAGCGGTTTAGGTGTGGGATCGACGCGCCGCTAGACTTCCTCATCTAGCGGTTTTGCCGGTCGATCTGTTTCGACTTGCGCACGCACGAAGCGTGTGTATATACTATAGCCGTGCATCACTGCTCCACCGGTTGGGGCTGGGGCCTTGCCTTTTCGGTCGGCAAGGCCCCCTTTCACTTTATATGGTGCGTGTCTCTCCCTCACCTCTTGCATTAAATATACGGAGGTGCGTATACTAGTGTCATCGGGAGGAAAGCCCCCGACAGACCGAAAGGACCGAACAATGAACCCGCTCATCACCTCCGCCGACCAGCTCACCTGGATCAACCTCAACAAGCTCCCCCTCAACGACCGGAGGCGCATCGAGGCCCCCGCCGCAGACCTCACGGCCCGCGTCGATGATGACAACCTCCTTGCGATCTACATCGACTATTGGGACGGCGAAATCCGCGTCACGATGAACCGGATCCTCGGCGAAGACATCTACTTCTCATCCGACGATCCGGGCGAGTGGACGGACATTGAGGCCGCTCTTCCCCGCAGCCTGTGGCCCGCGCAGGTGTGGGCAGGCTCCAAGTGGGCGGGTAAGGAACGCCCCCACTACCCGGCCATTGACGCGGCTATCGCCGCCGCGCTCGCCGACTACAAGGCCGACAGCGAGTGACAAACCCCATCGCCCCCGGCCCGCCGCACAGGACCGGGGGCACCCCCACTTGAAAGGACCCCCAATCATGGACCCCGATCTCATCGCCTTCCAGAATGCCAAAAAGGTCGCCGCAATGTTCACCAGCGCCGTGCAGAAGTCGACGCGCGCGGTCGCGGACGTCCGCGTCGCACGCAGCGCCGAGTTCCATGGAGTGTGGGGTGTCGAACTCCATGCCCTGAAGCGTGACGATACTGTGGATTCGCTCATGCTCATGAACGACGCCAGCTACACCTGCGTCAACGAAGACGGCCTCGAAACGCACGGATGCGTGGCCGTCCGCGCCGAGGACGGCGCAATCGCTCACGTGCCGTGCATCATTTCCTACCCGCTGGTCAGCAAGGAGGCCCGCAAATGAACCCGATCACCCCTATCCTCGCTGTCGTGGGCCTGTTCGTCGCCGCCGCGTCAGGCGGCCCCACCAACCCCGGGGGTTGGGACCCCACCTGGACGCTCCCCCTCGGGGCCGTGATCGCGCTCGCGGGCACGATCAGCCTCATCCTGGACTGGCGACGCCTCTCCCGGCAGCACTCCTACAGGAAGGAAACACATGACAGACAGTGATACCCCCGCTTTCGCAGCTGGTATCTACCAGAATGTACCCGAGCTGGACTACCACTCGGGCCGTTTTGGCCCCCACGGGTCGGTGTCATCGACGGAGGCTAAGCGTCTCCTCGAGTGCCCGGCCCTTTACAAGTGGTCAAAAGAACATCCGGCTCCGCCGAAGGCCGCGTTCGACTTCGGGCATACCGTCCACGGCCTGGTGCTCGGGACCGGCCTGGACATCTACGTGCACGATCATGACAGCCTGCGCACGAAGGCCGCGAAGGAAGACGTCGCGGCGGCCCGTGAGCGCGGCCAGGTGCCCATGAGTCGCGTCGACTACGCGCGTGCCGAGGCCGCCTACCAGGCGGTCATGAATCATCCCGCCGCAGCCGCGCTCTTCGCCGACGGGATCCCGGAGCAGTCGATCTACAGTATCGACCGCGATACGGGCCTGTGGCTGCGTGGCCGTATTGACTGGACCACGCGCGACGCCGACGGGCGTACCGTCCTCGTGGACCTCAAAACGACGCGTCAGCCTCGCCCCACCGCGTGGGCGCGCGACGCCGCGAACCTCGACTACGCGGTCCAGGCTGCTTGGTATCAGACCCAGTGGAAGGCGATTACTGGTGAGGACGCGGACTTCGTTCACGTCCTCGTCGGCGTCGACGCCCCCCACCTGGTCAGTGTGGTCCGCATGGATGAGTTTTTCCTTGCCGCCGGGTACACGCGAATGCGCCGCGCCCTCGACACACTCAACATGTGCCAGGTGTTCAATTTTTGGCCCGCCTACGGTGACGGCATCACCGAAATCACCCCGCCCGCCTGGTACGCCGCCCAGGCAGAATGACCGACTGGAAAGGCCCCCCGCCATGACCAACAACGACCCCATGACTGTCCCGCTCGAGCTTCCCCTGGAAGACCTCGTGTGGCTGCGTAGCTTTCTGTGTCAGGAAAGAGACGCCGCCGCCGTTGATCGCCAGAAAGCCGAAGCGCTACATGCCATCCTGGCTAGCCGCGCCGCCGTTCACGTGATCGACCAAGAGCGCGAGACGATGACGAGGATCATTGACGAAATCTGCAGGGTGGTCAACATCGCCGACGCGCACGACGCCCTCGCAAAACGGATCGCCAAGCTGGAAAACTGACCACACCGAAAGGACACGACAATGACAGACACCACCGAAAAGAAGCCCCCCCGCAAGCCCACCGGCGCGCCGATCAGCATCGAAGCGCGCTTCGCCGCCGCGTGGGCCGACTGTGAGAACCCGCCCCTCGACTCGGCGAACCCACATTTCAGGACCCGCTTCGCGTCACTGAAGGCCACGCTCGGCGTGATCCGCGCCGCGTGCGCAAAGCACGGACTCGCCTACCGACAGGCAATCCAGGCTCCCACCGGGGACACGCCGCCTATCCTCATCTCAAGCCTCGTAGACGCCGACGGCAACACTATGCCCCTCGGCGCGCTCATTGTTGACCGCCCGGCAAACCCCCAGGCGTTCGGCGCGAACCTCACCTACGCGAAGCGCCAGCTCGCGCAGATCGATTGGGGCATAACCGGCGACCCCGACGAAGACGGACGCCCCGAAACCGCCGAAGCCACGACCAACAGCCCTGCGGAGGCCCCCGTGACCCCCGAACGCATCAACGCCTGCACCGACGTCGACAAGCTCCGCGCCTGGTGGCAAGCCCACCCGGACCTGCAGGACGTCATCAAGGCCCGCGTTGCCGAACTGAACGGCGGCGTGAATCAGTGAAGCCGGTCAGATTCTTCACCGCCGGGATCCCCGCCCCCGAGGGGTCGCACAAGTACGTCGGCCACCGGGGCGGACGGCCCGTCGTCGCGCACGACAACACGCGACTGGCCGCCTGGCGCACCCTCGTCGCCCGCGACGCCCGAAACGCCGCCCACGCCGCCGGATGGGACGCCCCCCATGACGGGCCGGTCGCCGTCCAGGCGCACTTCTACCTACCGCGCCCCAAACGCCCGAGGTTCCCTGACCACGCGGCAACCAAGCCAGACCTCGACAAGCTGGCCCGCGCCGTCGGCGACGCGCTCGCGGCCCCCGGCGGCCCACTGGCCGAGGACTCACGCATCGTGACGTGGATCCTGACCAAACGGTGGGCATCCGACGACCAACCGCCCGGCGTCCACGTCAGCGTGACCACCCTCAACGACTAACCACACGTCAAAGCGCCCCGCCGATCCTGACCAACAGGAAGGCGGGGCGCACTGTCTAAACTGGCCGATACCTTAGTCCGGCGGACACCCGGGCGCGCCACTACGGAACTCAACTTCGACGTCCGGGCCAGCCAAATCAACCAGCTCCTTAACGTACGCCTCCGTAATATCTTTGACGGATGGGACGCGGATCGACTGCGCCATGACCCGCAGGATAAAATCCCGCTGCGCCTCGTTAAAACCAACCATCTGCGCAGAATCGATCTCAAGTACGAGACGCATGTTATGCCGCCTGCGCGCCGCCAGCGATCACGCCCACGACGTGATGCCCGTCAATGGTGACGTTGTTGTAGGATTTGCGGTTGCGCGACGCGGGCCGTCCGCCCATGTACGCGTCACACCGCGCCATGCCCGCAGGGACGCGCACGGACATGCGGTTCACATCGTCCTGCGCGCCCTGCAGCGTGATCGTGCGCCCGCTCAGGGCCGTGCACGTCACGTCGGGTGACACGTCCTCCGAGTCAGACTTCACGGTGGTGAGGCCACCGCCCGGCTCCGGCGTCCACGATAGCGACCACTGCTGGCGCATGTCAGAATCCACCCACCCGGTCAGGGTAGGAGGCGTCACCGCGCTCTCGGTGCCAGACGTGCACGTGGCTGCCCCGATACCAGCCACGAAGACGATGACGAGGAGGATGAGGATAACGAAGGTGACGAAGGGGCGGATTGTGCGGTTCATGATTGTGATCTCCTGCTAGTAGTGGTGGGGGGAGCGGTGCCCGGTCGCAGAAATGCTGGCCGGGCACCGCAGACGGGTCAGATCGCGAGGCCCTGGCAACCAATGATGCGGCCAGAGTCATCTCGCACGGCGGGACCGACCTTCACCAAGTCCTTGCGGCCAAGAGGCTTAGCTGCCTGGTACGTGATGTCCGAGACGATAACGACGCGGCCCGGCACCTCCTCGGGGAGGCCCTCGATCTTGGACGGATCTCGCACGACCTCGATCAGGGGCACCTCCCCCTCACCATCTGACACGACGTGGACGGACTCAGAGACGCGCACCATCCCCGACGACGGGATGGACGCAATGACGCTCTTCTTGTCCATGTCGTAGATGGACAGTTCATGAGGCGTACGGTTGTCGGCCTCGACAGCAAAGCCATTGAGAATAATGGTGGTGGTCATAGTGATCTCCTTTTCCTTGTGTGCTGACCATCTGTCAGCATCGTTCCCGGCGCGGGAGTCGAACCCGCAATTCCACCTACCATCAGGGCCAGGATGAGAGCCTACGCTCCCGGTCAGGTCATCCGACCCGCTGGATGTTGCTGACCCACCCCTTGTCATCTTCGCCGCGCTTGCCGAACATCACCTCGCGCGGATCCGGCACCATGATCTTGAGATGCCTGGGCCAATAGGATGTTTCTTCGCAGATGTCGCGCGGCGCATCCCTGATGATGTTTCGTGCATTCTCAGAGATCTTCATTAGCCAGTCGCAGAACACATACTCGGAGTAGATACTGATAGTCCCCCCCAAGGACAGCAGCCTACGCAGCATGACCTCCTCTTTCTCCTGCTCAATAGGACGCCAAACATCCACGCCCTCACCCGTCTGAGACAGGATGAAGCTCCCTGTATTCAACCTCGGTTCATAGAGGTCTCGTGCCGGAACCTCCCACGGCCCATCATCTACAATCTCTTCCAGGTAATAGAGGCCACCCCACAGAGGGTGATAGTCAAGACGACTGCCATCGCCCACACACACACCTCAAACGCCTCGCTGCGAATATCGTCCTCGTGGACTGTAGTGAACTCAGCTTCGGCGGCGATGCCAAAGTTATGGAACGTGTACGCGCAGTAGCCGTCTGAACCATGCGAGGTGTTTCGTTTCAGTGCGCGAAACACGCCAGTGCTAGAGCGCGGATCATCCTTGATGGCTTTGAAGGTCTCGAACATTTTCGGTCTTCCTTTCGGTCTGTCGGGGGGCTTTCCCTCCGATGAGACAAGCATACATCAGTGCATGAACGTATGCAAGCGGTGAGATGAACAAGATGTGACGAACCAACCATGTGATTTCAGCATCACCCATCGCACCCCATCGCACCCCATCGCACCCCATCGCACCCCAATGTCACGCAATATCACGCGCTGTCACACGCCATGTCACACGTGACGTCACATGTGACCCGTGTGTGACGTGCGTGTGACACGTTTTGTGACATCGCGTGACACCCCCCAAAAACGCGCGTGACACTGCGCGTGACACGGCGTGACGCGACGTCGAAAAAATGCGCCACCCACGCCAAGCGCCACGAACCCCAATCGCGGTTAATCCGCATGATTCCGCCAAAAACGCCCCATCACGTCAACCCCTCACACCCCCTCATGTCCTCTTTCGTGTCACACGTGACGTCACGCGTGACATTTGCTATAAGGAGTAGATAAAGGAGTAGATAAAGGAGTAGATCATAATTAACGTCGAAAACGCTTCGCGTTTCCGACTAGCGCGCACCCGCCAGCGGTTGACGCGCGCCGCCAAAGCTGCTAGCATGTTGCTAGTGACGCACCGACCAGACCGAAAGGCATTCACAATGCAAATCGTCAAGCGGCCCGGCAGATACGCCGCCCTCGCTGCCGGGTACTACGATGACCCCGCAGTCATCGCCGCCGGACCAGACGCCGAAATCCTCTACATCCGCATGATCTCCTGGTGCGCCACACACCCCGAGACAGACGGAGTAATCCCCCTCGAAGTCACCAAAAGCCGACTCGGCTTCACCGACGCCCCCACACGCCTCGAAGCCCTCGAAGCCAACAGCCTCGTCACCGTCGACGACACCACAGTCACCATCACCTCATGGGTCAGGTGGAACGGCTCTTGGAGCGATATCAAGGCCGCAGACGACGCCCGCAAAGCCTCCGCCCGCGAGCGCAAGGCCCGCCAGCGCGCACGCCAGGCCGCAGCCAAGACCAACCCTGAAACAGCGGCACCCGCACCGGAAGAAGCAACCCCCGTCCCCGCCCTCGTCGACACCGACGAACCAGCCGCAGACACGCTCGAGGTCACTGTCATTGACCAAGACGCCGATACCTCCGACGCCCCCACCCGCGAGCGCCCAGACGTCGAAGCCGTCTGCGACCACATGGCCGACAGCGTCGCAGCACGCACAGGACGCCGCCCCCGCGTCACAAAGCGCTGGCGCGACGCCGCCAGGCTCATGATCGACCGCGACAACCGCCCAACCGACCAGATCCACGCCGCGATTGACTGGGTTGCCCAATCTGACTTTTGGGCCGCGAACATCCTCGGCCTCCCCAAACTCCGTGAGAAGTGGGACACCATCTACCTGCAGGCACGGCGTGAGAAGCACGCCCAAAGCCCCCGCATCACCCGCGCCGAAGAGTTCCGCGCCCGCCAGCGCGCTAAGGCCGAAGAGATCGATGCCATGTGGGCCGCACAGCCCCAGATGCTCGCCATTGAGGGGGGAATCCAATGACAACGGTTGGCAGCCTGTTCACCGGATACGGTGGCCTGGACATGGGTGTCATGATCGCGCTCGATTCGTCTGTGCGCATTGCGTGGACAAGCGACGTCGAACCCGGCCCGTGCAAGCTTGCCGCCGTCAGGTGGCCAGACACCCCCAACCTCGGTGACATCACCCGCGTCGATTGGGACGCGGTGGAACCCGTGGACATCATCTGCGGTGGCAGCCCGTGCCAGGACCTCAGTGTCGCCGGGAAACGGGCAGGAATGGCCCCAGGCACGCGGTCTAACCTATGGGCGTCAATGTTCGCCGCAATCAAGACAATCCGTCCCCGCCTCGTCGTGTGGGAAAACGTGCAAGGAGCTTTAAATGCGTGGGCCGTTAGCGCATTGGAACCCAGATCGGGACTGCTGGGAAACGAACCAGCTCGACCTACTGTCCGGGCAGCCGGACGTGTGGTCGGAGACCTGGCCACAATCGGGTATGACGTATGCTGGCGAGTTGTACGAGCTTCCGACGTCGGTTCCCCACACCAGCGTGCCCGGCTGTTCGTTATTGGCTACCCCCACGGCGAACCTTGGGGCCTGCGGAGGGCCACAGGAACCAGTGAAGCGGCGCGCGGGTGGCCACTCAGTCACCCTGCAAGATCAGGTCTCGGCGATGCCCAGCACGTAGCAGGCACGCTGTTGCCGACACCGCAGGCTACCAACGCTTCCCGCTCATCCGCCGGCTATGGGCCGAACCTCCACGAGATAGCCACGAGTGCCGACCTGACAGAGTTCGGCCCGTACGCGGAGGCAATTGCCCGGTGGGAGAAGGTCACGGGCCGTGCAGCCCCCCCCCACCCTCAACACCCTCACGCCGACCAGGCGGAAAACCACAACTCTCAACACGGTTCGTCGAATGGCTCATGGGCCTGCCCGACGGCCACGTCACCGGCACAGACCTAGCCCTCCCCCGCGAGCAGCAACTACGGCTCTTAGGCAACGGAGTCGTCCCACAACAAGCCGCACTAGCAGTGCGCACCCTCACAGAAACAGCCCTACGATACGGAGCAGCACAATGATCACCGCCAAAGGAATGCAATCCCTCCTCGAGCACCTCGAGGATGCCGGGTGCCTCATCCCAAAGCCGGGACAATTACAGACGTGGGGTGGAAAGATCACCCGCAAGTTCCCTGACGCTACAGACGCCGATCTTGTCCGCGCCGCTGACGTCCTTGATGAAACCCATGGCTTTGTCCGCCTCGGTGACCTCGTTGCCTTCCTCAAGGGCAAGAGGAGTGAGGCCGACAAGCTCGAACGCGCCGCACGCCACGCCCTCATCACAGCAGTCAGCAACGGCGGTGAACTCTACCCTGACGCCGACCTCACCCCTCACGAATATGTCACGTGGATACGCGCCGCCAACGCATACGCGATGGACCCGCACCCGGGCATGACGCCCGCCGAAATCAACAAGGCCGCCCGCGAGCACGCTGACCTCGCCGTCAACATCAACACGCCCGCCGAAATCACCGCACCCCGCACAACCGAAGCACCCCAGCTCCGCGCCGTCTGAAAGGACAACCGACCATGCTGCCCCCTGAAACCTACGGCCTAGTCATCCCCTGGGAGACAATCAACCCACCGACCGCCCGCGACGTCACGCACGCGCTCCGCACCTACGTTCCCGAGACCGCGCGGATCATCCACGTAGAAACCCACGCGACCCCGCTCCACACCGAGCTCCGCGTGAAATACACGTTTCAGGGACAACAAAGACCGGCCCTGGACTCCCCTCGCGGCGCGGGGAGCGGAACCGGTCATGTTGACGCCAACCCTACCGCGCGCCGCAGCCTCGAGCAACTCATCGCCGACACCCACGCATGAAAGGCAAGAAATGAATAACAAACGGAGCGACCTCATCACGGTGACCTACAACCCCAACGAGGGCGTATCGGCTGCCCTCGTCGGCGCAATCATCACCAACCTGCCGGAGGGCGCGCGGCTTACCGAAATGAGCGTATTGTCCACGGACCACAGGCCAGACGTGGCGGAACTTGCAATCAACTTCACCTACACCCCCGAAAGGACCGACCGATGAACACGCGACACACCCGGGTCCTGACCCTCACCTGGCCGTCCGGTAAGCCCGTGAAGGTCCGCGACATCGCCAAAGCCCTCCGCGACCTACCAGCCGACGCCGAAGCAACCAACATCGAACCGACAACCGTCGAATACGTTGACGCGCACCACGTCGGGCTCCGCATCGAGTACACCATCGACACCGCCGCCGAACAGCGTCGTATCATCGATGAGTATCGCAACTACGATCCGCTGCGTGCCTTCGCGGACATCGCCCGCGCATCACGCAACCTCCCCGCACGCGACTAACCGAACGGAGTCAGCAATGGAACACATGCCCCTGCCACCCAACGCGGTTGCCTATCTTGACCAGCTCGAGGCGGACACCCTCGCACTCATCCGTATCGGACGCGACGGCGTGAGCGACGTTAAGCGGTTCGACATGACATACGCCGACCTCGCAAACGCGCTGCGCGTCATCGCCGACGAACTCGACACCTACGCAAACCGCGACAAGTAACCACCGAAAGGAACACCATGCCCGTTGCGATCACGGTGTCGCCTTTGCGTAGGAGTTCGGCAGCGGCTTCGGCCTCTGCGTCCCAGAGTGTGGCGTTGATCCACAGTGGCGCGCCGTCGTCCGTCCACTCACCAGTCTGTCGGTCTTTGCGGCGGGGGGGGGCTGCGATGGACAGCGCGAGGACGGGGTGACCGCCTTGTGTCCATCGGAGTACGGGTTCGCTGATGTGACCCGTGATGGTTGCC